TCCCTCCCCCTTGAGGCCGAAAAGAAAGGGGAAAAAAAACCGCCCACCCCTTTTTTTTGTCTTTTCTCTTCTTTATTTTTTATTTGCACGATACTTATTTTTCAGAATAAAATAAGATCTGTTGTTAAATAGATAAATATGTGTATTTATTAATCATCTATGCATTCAAAGATTTTTATCTTTTTGATTTTGTTGCAAATACGTTTTAGCAAAAAACTTAATATGATGATGTTGTATTTGCCCATAAATTGATTAATAATGATAACGATTATCATTTGATAAAATTATAATGAAGAACCTGAGGAGAAAAAATGCGGAAATCTATCAAGTTGAACTTGATAACATTTTGTCTTTTAAATGTTATCAATATTACCTATGCCGAAGAACAATTAGACCAAATCGATGTGGTTGAAAAAATCATTGCCAATGAGAAAAAACCGTTTACCGAAGCGAAAGCAAAAAGCACGCGGGAGCACGTTTTTAAAGAAACGCAAAGCATTGATAACGTGGTACGGAGTATGCCGGGGGCGTTTACCCAACAGGATAAAGGCTCCGGTGTGTTGTCGTTAAATATTCGTGGAGAAACGGGATTCGGCAGGGCAAACACCATGGTGGATGGCATTACACAAACATTTTATTCCACATCGATGGACTCCGGGCAAGCCGGCGGGAATTCGCAATTTGGGGCATCATTAGATCCGAATTTTATTGCCGGAATTGATTTAACGAAGGGGAATTTTAGCGGGGCAAACGGTGTGAACTCCTTGTACGGTTCGGCGAATTTCAGAACGTTGGGTGTCAACGATGTGATTTCAGGGGATAAGAGTCTAGGCTTTATTATCAAAGGGATGACCGGAACTAATGCAACAAAATCCAACTATATGGCGATGGCAGCTACCCGAAAATGGTTGGATAACGGCGGTTATGTAGGCATGTTATATGGATATAGCCGTCGAGAAGTGTCGCAAGATTATAAAATCGGCGGAGGTGGTCAGAAAATCGCTGATGTCGGTGATGACTTTTTGCAACAACAAAAAAATAAACAATTTACTGAGGCAGGGTTTGTTTTTGATCAAGCCAAAGGGCGCTGGATGCCCGACATGAATAAAAATATGTGGGCTTGTAACGCACCGACACCATCTCAACCGGAAGCTTACCCTTGTAGTTATTATCGTAACGCGGAACGTAGAAGAATTTTACAGAATCCGGAACATTCACCTGAATTACAAAAGCAAATTGATGAAACCAACGCGGCTTTTGAGCGCAATAACGAGCAATATCGTTTGGCCCCATTGGATCCAAGCAGTGTTCGTCAAAGCTCTCATAGTCATTTGGTCAAATTGGAATATGGCGATGATCGTCATGCATTGAATTTGCAATTGCGTGCTCTAGATAATGCTATCGGTACCCGTAAAATTGAAAATCGTAACTATCAGCTTAACTATAATTTCAATAATAATGGTTATATTGATATGAATTTGTTGTTGGCGCATAACGTGGGTAAATCAAAATATCCTAAAGGTTCACGTTTTACCGGCTGGGAAGTATTGAAATATTTAGAAACGAAGAATGCCGCCGATATTTTTGATATAAGCAATAGTTATACTTTTACTCTGCCGAAAGAAGTGGACTTAAAAACCACGTTGGGCTTTAACTTCTTCAAAAATGAATATAGCAAAAATCGATTCCCTGAAGAGCTTAGTTTATTTTACGATGGTTCTTCACAGCAGGGCGGTTTATACGATTTCCTAGGACGTTATAAAGGTTCAAAAGGGCTATTGCCACAAAAATCGAGTATTTTGCACCCTTCCGGCGAACAAAAATTTCATACATTTTATTTAGATACGTCACTGACTCGCGATATCTATCGATTGGATTACAGCGTGAATTTGATCAAGTATAAATTTAACGGGGAATATGCAGGTTACTATAATTCTCCTGAAGATTTTGAAAAAGCCTTTGGCAAGGATTCTCAAATTTATAAAAAATATTGTGATCCTAACGGCGGTTGTCAAATTTATGAACCTTTAGAAAGAAGAGCAGGCCACAAAACAGCAATGAACCATTCCGCGATTTTCAGCGCTCATCTTCATGACTACTTTACGCCTTTCGTGGGATATGCCAGAACGCACCGCATGCCAAATATTCAAGAGATGTATTTTTCTCAAGTCTCTGATGCAGGCGTCAATACCGATTTGAAACCAGAGCGCGCTTCGACTTATCAATTGGGTTTTAATACCTTTAAGGAAGGTATTTGGAAAAATGATGATGTGTTGGGAATAAAAGTTGTCGGGTATCGTAGTTACATTAAAAATTATATTCATAATGTTTGGGGCGACTGGTGGCAAGGCGGTGCGCCTACTTGGGCAGAAAGCAACGGTTTTCAATTTACCATTGCACACCGTAATTATGCTAAAACGGTGAAAAAGAGCGGTGTAGAATTAGAGTTAAATTATGATATGGGCAGATTCTTTACGAATCTATCTTACGCTTATCAACGAACCAATCAGCCGACGAATTATAGCGATGCCAGCCCTCGTCCAAATAATGCTTCAAAAGAAGATATTTTAAAACAAGGTTACGGTTTGACTCGAATTTCAGCTCTACCAAGAGATTATGGTCGCCTTGAACTTGGTAGCCGTTGGTTTGATCGAAAATTAACGGTTGGCGGAGCGGTTCGTTATTATGGTGAAAGCAAACGGGCCTCCATTGAGGAAAAATATATTGATGGTACAACGTTTGAGAAGAATGCATTAAGACGTCATCATCATGCAATTAAAGAAACGGAAACCATTGAAAAACAACCGTTAATTTTTGACTTATATGTTAGCTATGAGCCGATTGAAAACTTGATTTTGAAAACGGAAATTCAGAATCTGTTTGATAAGAAGTATATTGATCCGCTGGATGCCGGTAACGATGCGGCAACACAACGTTATTACAGTAGCGTAAATAGCGCACCATCACAGCCATGTGAGGCCGGAGAATTATGCCATACGGATGGTCATGGCGGAAAAACACAGTCTATTTTAAATAACTATGCCAGAGGGCGAACCATTGTGTTTAGCTTGAGTTATAAGTTTTAGACCCAACAGGACTTGAAATTATGAATTGATTCTTTAATTATCAATGAGTTAAATTTTTACTAAAATGCCGTGGTTACTATCGTGGTTACATTAAAGAACAACCAATGAGAAAAAAGATTTAATTTCTATCAACGTTCAAAATTATATAAAAAGGTGTTCACCTGTTCACTATATATTATATTTCTTTATTTATCATATGTTTATATAGTGAATAGGGTGTTCACTAGGTATTCACTAGTGTTCACTCTTAAAAAATCCCATCTAAATTATATTTTCCTATCTATGCCTGTATAAAAAATAAGCAATCAAACTTCATCTACCCACCGTAGCTTAATGTAGCTAAGTTGTTAATTTTAAAGCGATTTACTTCCTGTTTTTTGTGTATATATTGTTCTATGGGCTTTTTATAAGCCGTCTTAATTAAGATGAATTTAAAAGGATTAATTATGTTTAAAAAACTGTTAGAACTACGCCAACAAAAAGCGGAAAAAGTCGCAGCAATGCGCGCTATGTTAGACAAAGCAGAACAAGAAAATCGCTCATTAAATGATGCCGAAAACGTTGACTTTGAAAAGTTGAAAGATTTGGTTAAGCAATTGAGTGATGAAATCGCCCGTTATGAAACGGTGGCAGATGAAGAACGTAACATTGCCGACAAAGGCAAGCCGGTAGAAACACGCGGTAAAACCTTCAGCAATGACGAACTACGCCACTACATTAAAATGGGTGAATTACGAAATCTTTCCACCACCGGTCAAGAAGATGGCGGTTATACCGTGATCCCACAATTGGATAAAGACGTAATGAAACGCTTAACCGATGATAGCGTGATGCGTCAAATTTGTAACGTGGTCCGCTTGCCGGTTGGTGCGAAAGAATACAAAAAACTGGTTTCCGCCGGTGGTGCAGTAGTGGCCCATGGTGAGGAAGGTCAAGCCCGCAATGGCACCACCACACCGAAACTCCATGAAGTTGCCATTGCTTTAAATCCTATCTATGCCTATCCGAAAACTACTCAAGAAATTTTGGACTTCTCCAGTATTGATGTTTTAGGTTGGTTGACCGATGAAATTTCCGAAAGCTTCACCGAAACTGAAGAAACCGACTTAACCGGCGGTGACGGCACGAAGAAATCAAAAGGCTTCTTGTCCTATGAACGTTCTACCGAAGCGGACAAAGTACGCGCCTTTGGTAAGTTACAAAAATTAGAAGTTGCCGGTACCGACAAAATCACCGCGGATACTCTCATTGATTTGTTCTACACCTTACACAGCAAATACCGTAAAAATGCCGTTTGGGTGATGTCTTCCACAATTGCGGCGGCATTACAAAAACTCAAAAACAAAAACGGCGATTTTATTTGGCGTGATGGTTTAACCGTAGATGCGCCTTCTACCCTTTTAGGTCGTCCGGTTTACTTCCTTGAAACCATGCCGGCAAGCGGCGCAAATAAACCGGTAGTTGCTTTTGGCGACTTCAAACGCGGTTACTTCATTGTAGATCACGAAACCGGTGTAAGAACCCGCCCTGATAACATTACCGAACCGGGCTTCTATAAAGTCCATACCGATAAATATCTTGGTGGTGGCGTGGTAGATAGTAACGCAATCAAGTTCATTGAAGTTACGGCTTAATCGTCAAATTCCAACGGGGGCAATTAAGCCCCCTTTTTGTTAAAAGGGAAAGTATGAATAAAGAATTTGAAATCCGTTCATCCGAAATCACCGCAGACAGCGAGAATAAAAAACTGGTTGGCTATGTGGTGAAGTGGAACAGCCCTTCTGAAGTGCTTTATTGCGATTTTGTAGAACAATTCAGTGCGAATGCGTTTAGTGAAAGTTTAAGCAGCGGTGCCGATGTACGAGCATTATTTGAACACGATCACACCAAACTATTAGGGCGAACCCGTGCGGGAACCTTAAAACTGGAAGAAGACGCAATAGGTTTACGTTTTGAATTAATGCCACCTGATACCACATTAGGGCGTGATTTATTGGTAAGCGTTGAACGCGGCGATATTAGCGGGATGTCTTTCGGCTTTTGGGCTAAAGAAGAAACATGGAATTTTGATGTAGAGCCTTGTCAACGCACAGTAGCTAAAGCGGAATTATTTGAAATCACCGTTACCAGTATTCCGGCATATCCTGAAAGTAGCGTTGAGATTGCCAAACGATCAATGGCCACCGCGAAGGGAAAAACGCAAGGAAAATCCACCGCACTTTTGAAACAGTGGCTTGATGTGGCGGAGGCGTAATATGTGGAATCCGTTCAGACGAAAAGAACAACGCAGCGCACCTATGGCCATTGATGAGTTGCTTTCTTATCTTGGCGTATCAAACACCGGCGCGGGGGAATTTGTCAGCCCGAACACGGCAGAAAGTTTACCGGCAGTGATGAGTGCCGTTACCGTTATTTCAGAAGCGGTTGCCAGTATGCCTTGTTATTTGTATCAACTTAAAGATGATGGCCGCGAGCGTGTTTATCGTCACCCGGTGGACTATCTTCTAAATGAGATGCCAAACCGTAGCCAAACACCGTATCAATTCAAATACACTATGATGCGCCACTGCCTATTAAACGGTAACGCTTATGCGGTGATTGAATGGAACAACAAAGGCGAACCAATCAGCCTTACCCCGTACGAACCAAGTGCGGTCAATATCTATCGCAAAGTTGGCGGCGAGTATATCTATCAAATTACGGACTTAGACGGCAATACCAAAAACTATCTTCAAGATGAAATCCTACATTTACGCCATTCTTCCCTTGATGGCTTCATGGGGCGTTCGCCAATTACGATTTGCCGTGAAACCGTGGGCTTAGGCATTGCTCAACAGAAACACGGATCGGCAATGATGAAAAACGGTTTAATGGCGAGTGGACTAATTACTACCGCCGAATGGTTGGACGAAGCTAAAGCACAAAAAGCCGTAAAAGCCCTTGAACGTTACAAGGGCGCAAAGAACGCCGGGAAAACACCAATCCTTGAAGGCTCAATGGAATATAAACAGTTAGGCATGACAAACCAAGACGCGGAATGGTTAGCAAGCCGTACGTTCACAATTTCCGATATAGCCCGAATCTACAACATTAGCCCGATTTTCTTACAAGACTATTCCAATAGCAGTTATTCAAACTTTAGTGAAGCCAGTCGAGCCTTTTTATCGCAAACCTTGCGCCCTTGGCTAACCAATTTTGAACAACAGCTAAAAGATGCCTTGATGATTGATTTAGGTAGCAACAGCAAGAAACGTTACTTAATCGAATTTGATACAAGCGACTTATTGCGCACAAGTCAAAGCGAGCGCTTCAAGAGTTACGATGTGGCAATTAAAGCCGGTGTAATGTGCCCGAATGAAGTGCGCCGCCGTGAAGGTTTACCGCCTTATGCTGGTGGAGAGGAATTTAGCCAAGCATGGAAACAAACCGTAGAAGTTAAACGTGGCGATGAACAAGAACCGGGGGTAAGCAATGGCAATCATGATTAAGGCCGGAAAGTATAACAAGGTGATTACCTTACAAAAACGAGATTATGACAAAGAGCGAAAAAATAACACCTACGGAGCATTAAGACCGATTTGGAAGAATATAGCCACCGTGCGCGCCAGTGTAGAACCGTTACAAGGGCGAGAATATTTTAGTGGCCCGTTTCAAATAGGGGAAAACATTGTAAGAATCCGCATTCGTTATCTTGAAGGCATCACTCGAAAAATGCGTATTAGATACGGAAACCGCCTATTTGATATTTATTCGGTCATTGACAGTATGGAATCGCACAGAGAATTACAATTAATGTGTAAAGAGGGAGAAGCCTATAAAGGCGGAGATGATGATGCTGGATATTAATTTAACGATTGATGAAATCAAAGCACACTTAAATCTCGATCATGATTTAGATGATGAGTTACTGGAAGCCTATAAGGTAGCCACATTGGAAGTATGCCAAAAACATATTGGCAAAACCTTTGGGGAAGAAGAAACGGAAAAGACCATACCTTTTACCCCGGCGATTAAGATTGGTTGTTTAATGTATATCGCCTATCTCTACACGAACCGCGAAGCAGTCACAGACTTAGCCAACCTTAAACCGGCACCAATGACGATTTCCGCATTGTGGGAAGTGTACAGAGAACCGTGCGCTTACTAAGGATTTAGTAACCGATGCCATACCAACCATTAAGACGTTGTAGCTATCCCGGATGTAGAAACAAAGTAAAGTCTGGTAGATGTGAGGAGCACAAACCCAAGGACAACCGCCCAAACAGTAGCGCACGCGGTTACGACCATAAGTGGAGCAAATACCGCGAACAATACTTAAAGCATCATCCCCTTTGCGTGATGTGCTTAGAGCAAAGCAAATATACACCGGCAACAGTGATAGACCATATTAAGCCGGTAGAGAACGGACAATCCGATCCGTTGTTTTGGGTAGCAAGCAATCATCAGCCTTTATGTCGTGATTGTCACAGCTATAAAACACGAGTGATAGACC